ATTGAAGATGGTTTGGCGGAAGGGACGTCATGAGGAAGCATAAGAGGGAGTATGAGGAAGGAAGAAGGGGAGGTGTTTTTGGTTGTTGTTTTTGCTGACTACTTGGCTGGTTGTTGAAATTCTCCGTTACGCCAATAACTTAGCTGAGTAGTTGTGAATGTCATTGTGAGAATAGATATGAGGGGTTGATGCCAAGGAATGATGAAGAACTGAGGGGTCCGAGCCGTAGAACTAGGGGGGCATATTGAAGAAAGTGAACATCTTGGAGTGGGGAGTTTGTGTCACAGTACCTTGCATCTGTGTTGTAGGCATCTGTGTTGTAGGCAATTGTCTGAGTGAGTACCAAAAACCTCAAGGGGTATCCTTAAGGTGGACAAAATGAGTATACAAAGTAAGAATGAAGAAAGGACTTGAAAGAAGAAATCTACTGTTCATTCTTGCATAAGAGTCTGTCCCATTGAGTGGCTTTAGGCGAGCCTAGTATCTACTCTTCAAAATCAGGTGATTCAGAATGCATTTAGATTCAAAAGTCTCTAGGTCTTAGGTTTTCAAACAGGAAGAATGGAAGCACATTGCATTGTTGCATTCAGTGAGGAATGGATTAGCGGCTCAATGGATCGAGTGAACCTTGAAAGTTCTGACCTCAAAGGCCATACCTCAATAGATTCTTGATTTTGATGATATGCATTGGAGTTAGGTAGCTAATTGTTTCTGGCCATTCAAGTGGATGTAAGGTGTAAATTCTGGATTCTGTAACTGCTTTGCCAATTGTGTATGCATAAGTTGGTTCTGTTGAAGATCAATGAATGCAGGTAGGAGTCTTTTGTGACATGAGAACAAGAGAAAAGGGTAGGAGATGTTGTTTGCTGTAGGATACCAAAAAATCCAATTCTGCTCCAGTCCATTATATGTGGTCAGGTTTGTTGTTTTGTTTTCCACTTTCTTTTGGTATCAGAGCTTGTTCTGTTCGGTGACAGTGTGGGAATTCCATCATAGTTGGACATAAAGATGATTAGGACAAATGTCATCATCTAGTGAGCATGAGATTGACTTGAATAACGTTACATAGGAGACCCATGAGCAATAATTAGTTGTCAGGTTTGATTATCCAAGAAGACAAGATGAGCCCCAAGTAGGAGCTCTAATTTTACGAATATTAGGGTTTGGTATAGTAGTTATTATGGGCGTTAATCCTGATGAAACTCAAGTTGGAGATGTTGCAATGGAGATAACACATAATGGTTTTTATACCCATGCCCAGGTTTGGATGAGGATTAGGGATGGAGCAAGGGGTTGGGAATCAACCTCCAAGTTATAGAGGCAATACCACTATACTTCATACCTTGCGTAAAATCTCAATTTCCATTCCTGAAAGACAGAATAGGACACCTAGGATAGGAGACATTTGGATTCCTCGACTTTGTGTCTCACCTAACCACTTTGTTAGGCTCTACATACCTAGTGTGGAAGATCTGTTCGAGATTGGAGACCAAGTTGTTAGGGTGGAACACTTGGGTTCAAGATCTCGTATCTTGAATTGGAAGATATGGCGGGATGCGGAACAAAAGTTGCAATACTAACTAGAGTCTACAGATGAGCAAACTTTCTCTACCCTATCGTCTGATATCATTCCTTTGAGACCTGTAATGGAGGGGGATCAGTCTGAATTTCTGACCTAACACTGAATTGATGAATTACAATGTCTGGAAGTGTGGAAACTAAGCCTAAGTTCCGCAATTTAGTTTGACATCTAACAGGATGTCAAGAAAACCCTAAAACATCACTTACTAGGACTCAGGAAGCTTTAGGGTTCTCATTTCTGAGGGACGTGGGGGTGTTTACTTCGGGGTAGAAAACAAGATGTAGTGCTTTAGAATTGATCCAATTTGGTACCTAGGAACTATTTGCAGAGTGGTGGAAGATCAATGCAGCAATTGATAGGCAAGAGTGGATTTCGATCCAATTTTGTGAGTACCACTTCTTGATCTAGTTCTTTCCTTTAATCCAGGATATGAGGCACGATGCACAGCTGCTAGATATAGTGTCAACCACTTGATACAAGGGAAGTGGAAATAGTGGGACTGTAGTAGATTAAAATTGGAAGTTACACCATGACGAACCCACAAGGCATGGATGAGTTATTTTGGGATAGAGACCATGAGGATGTTAATGATTGGGCAGAAAGACTTACCATGGCTGCTGAAGTGCGAGATTTGAATGTAGATAAACTTTTCAAGATTGCGAAACTAAATTTGAGGGGTAAGGCCAAGGAATGGTTCAAGAGGTTGCAGCCAGTACTGGCTAATTTGGCTGAGTTGAGGACTCTGATAACACAGAAATATGGGGATGTAGATGCTGATGACATCAAGATGAAACTGGATGCCATCAAACACGAACCCAAGGAAAGAGTTCAAAAATACTTTGAACGTCTCGACAAACTGTTTCAAAAGGGCAGGATACAAGATGCCCAACAGAAAAGAAGATTTTTGGCTAAATTGAGGCCAAAAATTCGAAAATTGTGTGTTGTAAGGACATTTGCAGACATTGAAGAGTTAGTTGGTGCTGCAACAGAAGTAGAGAGGGTGTTGGGCGAACTTGGAGAGACTCCCTATGAACCTCTAAAAGAAGAACAAAAGGAGGGGGCTTCATAGACTATTATGGAGAAGCAGGTCACTACATTAAACAATACGCTTATCAATTTCTTCAAGGGGACTATGCACAATCCAGAGGCATCATCTTCTACGAATGTGCTTGGAGGATGCCAAATCTGCAAGGGAGGAGACCATTTGGCCACCATCTATCCTAGGATAAATGAGCCAAAGCCAAAATGTGCCAAGTGTAGTATGCGTCATAGAACAGAAAATTGTGGAGTAAAATGTACCTACTGTGCAGGATTAGGCCATTTTGAGGATAGATGTTGGAAGAAACCCAAGGATGGGAAGCCTCACTCTGGAGCTACGAACTTCTTGGAGGTGTTGCTAAATGATGAAGAAGTGACCATGCAACAGCTCAATAAACTCTGTGGGAATGATAATATTTTTTCTTACACTCAAGTGCCTAGGAGGAGGATTCCTGTTGATGTAGCACCAAGAAGGGTTGTACCAATACCTGAGGCTGCAAGAGAAGGAGCATGAGTAAATCGAGACACTTCGGTCAAGTCTAAGATTCTTTCTCACTTCATTAAAGGAAAAATTTCACTTTCACCCATGGAAACAATACTCATGATTCCAAGAGAACTGGAACACCTTGAAAATCTGGTAAGGTTGGCCAGACGGAAAAAGGAATCAGAAGCAACCGAGAATCAGGTTTCCATGGTTTCTGCAGCTCCAACCCTAAAAAGGATCTGCATGAACAAGACACATCGAAGCAAAATTCTGCATCTACTTGTGGACATAAACAACTATGTGGTTGAAGGACTAGTGGATACTAGTGCATCCATGTCTGTTATGGTGGCTGCTGTAGTCAGAGAATTGGGTATAATGCATCTAATTAACGATTCTGAAACTTATAAAACTGCATCAGGAGTAATGACATAGGCTTTGGGTAGGATTGATGACATACTAGTCAACGTTGGGGGCGTATAATGTACTATGACCTTCATGGTAGTGGATACAGATAGCTACGATGTACTACTTGGATTGGAATTTCTAATAAAAATTGGTGCGATCATGGATGTGGAACGAAGTTTAATACAAGTAAGACATGGTCCAAGAGCTCAGGTGGAAGTGTTACCATTGACTATGGTAAACATGCTATAGAAAATGAATTCAGAAGCTCTGATGTGAAATGTTGTTGCTACTTTAAAGAGCACACATTTCAATGGGGCTCCGGACGTGGATACTAGGAATCCATACCTATATGATCCCACTATGCCTAAACAGGTGGATGCGCCTATGACAGACTCTGACGATGAAACGGATGATGAAGAACATTCTGATGAAGGGTTTCAACTAGTTGAGCCGAATATTGATGAAAATGAGTTTGGGAATACCGAACTCGAAGATTTGGTGCTAGCAGAAGGGCCACAGCAAATTCTACAATTGATACTACAAGGGCAAGTTGATGATTTCATGGAAGAAGAGATCACAGACTCTGATGACTATGCTGATTGGATTAAGTGGGCTTCTGATGCAAAGGAAAAAAGGCATGCCATCTTTAAATCTAGAGAAGTTCCCATACTACTACAAGTTCATCAAACAGACAGTGTTGGCACTCCTAATGATGTAGTGGGAAGCTGACATTGCCTAATAATCAGGATGTGAACACAAGGTGGAAGGAGATCTGCCAGAAGATCCGGGTTGATCATAGTTTGGATGGGGACAAAAGACAACAACTTTGGAAGGTTTTGGAACGTTACCAAGATGTGTTTGCTTGGAACAAAGGGGAACTGGGATGTTGCACCATTGGAGAACATTCTGTAGACACACAAGGGTTTCCACCTTACAAAGTGTCTCCTGGTCGACTATCATATTGGGAAAAAGCGGAGGTGAAGAGACAGATTGATGTGTTGGTAGATTTGGGCAAGATGAGGCCTAATAATTCTGAGTACGCATGTCGTGTTACCCTACCAGTAAAAAGGGATGGGAGTAGGCGCTTCTGTGGAGATTATCGACCATTCAATATGCAGACCCGTCGAGATTCGTTTCCAATGCCTCTTGTTGACGATGTGATTTCCCAACTGGGGAAATCAGCTTGGTTTACTGCATTGGATTTGCAGTCCGGATTCTAGCAGATTTGTATGGCTCCTGAATATATGAAAAAGACGGCATTAATTACCAAGACTAGGCTATATGACTGGACAATTATGCCCTTTGGTTTCAAGAATGTAACTAGTACTTTCACCAGAACAATGTCATCAGTTTTTAAGGAGTTGGGAGACAAGTTCCTAAAGGTGTTTGTTGACGATCTCAATATACATAGCAAAGATTAGGAAGACCATCTTCAACACTTGGAAGCTGTACTTTCCAAGCTTAGAGAAGTAAACTTGAAGTTGAACCCAAGCAAATGTTGTTTTGTTGCTAAAAGTATCACGTTCTTGGGTCATATGGTTAGTAATGAAGGTACTAAGCCAGATCCTGGTAAAATTGATGCAGTGTTGCATTTTCCAAAACCAAAGACAGTTACCAACATCAGGTCTTTCTTGGGACTGACAGGGTACTACTGAAATTATGTTCAAGGATATTCACGGTTGGCTAGTCCGTTGTTTGAGTTAACAAAGAAAGACGTTGCTTTTGTGTGGAATTTGGACTGTCAACAGGCATTTGATGCCTTGAAAAGAGCACTTGTGGATGCTCCCATACTTATACATCCTGACTTCAAGAAACCATTTTGTCTTGATGTTGACTGGTCAACAAAAGGTGTTAGTGCCATCTTGTCTCAAAAGGAAGGCAAACTTGAGAAAGTAGTGGCTTATGCCAGTAAAAGTTTGACTGTGGCACAAAGAAAATTCCACCCCATGGAAGGAGAGTGTTATGCATTGATCTGGGGCATCATGCATTTCAGACAATATCTACACAGGAACCATTTCACTCTGAGAATAGATCACAAGCCGCTTGAATGGTTAGCAATGGTGTCAAATGCACATGGCAGGAGAGGTAGGTGGATTGATATGCTGCAGGATTTCAGCTTTAAGATACTGCACATACCAGGACTAAAACATGCAAATGTTGATGTTTTAAGCAAAAACCCAGTAAGGCAAGCCACAGATGATGATGATTTCAATGAAAAAATCTAGGATATTGCGACAGTGCAAACTGAAGCTCATGAGACAACAGAGAAGGTATTCTCTGTTCAATATGGTAAAGATTCAGATTGGTTGGGTTTCAGGAGACAGGCAAGTAAACTGATAGAACACCACGAATGTTGTTTTAGCATCAACCATTGGCGTTGTTCAAAGGACCACCAACTATTCATGCTTGATGTTGTAACTGAGATGAACCAAGGTGATGAGACTAATTCACTTATGGAGGAGGTGAAGGCTATAGGCAATGGAGAGGATCAAAATTTGGAAACTACTGATGGTAAGCAAAAATTGAAAAGGAAGATACCCAGATACTATGATATGCAACAGCAACTGGAGTTGGTGTTGGCTGCTCAAGAATTATCTGAGTTTGGGGACCACGAGTTATGTCATACAGACTCTGATGAAAAAGAAACATATGGTATAAATACAAGGAATGTTGACATTTGGAAGGACACCACATGCTTGGGGTTGTTGAAGGAAGATAAACTACCGGACACAGTGGACCTTGAGGGGAGCAAAAGGGCCAGAAAGAAAATAAGTAATTATTGCTGGAAAGAGCAGAGGCTCTACTTCAAGGGATTGTTGGTGCCCAAACCAGAGGAAAGAATGACACTTGTAATTCAAATGCATGAAGATTTGGGGCATTTTGGAGAACAAAAAACCTTGGCTGAAATTTGCCAAACGTACTCCTGGCATAATCGGACAAAGGATGTCAGGATTGTTGTTAGAATGTGCCAGCAATGCCAACTGGTGAGAAGCATGGGTAGCATACGCTCCGAAGATGAAGAAATGAAAAGCATCCCTGTTTGTGAATTATTTTATCGGGTTGCTCTAGATACTGCAGGGCCATTACCCGAAACCAAAACAGGGAACAAATACATCCTTGTTGTTGTTGATCATTACTCAAAATGGTGCGAGGCAAAGGCTGTGGCTGACCATGGTGCCAAGACGGTAGCAAAATTCTTGGAAAATGATGTTATTTGTAAGTATGGAGTCCCCAAGTTTGTGCTTACTGACAATGGTGGAGAATGGGCTGTAGAATTTGATGTTATGTGCAAGGATTACGGTATCCAACATCAACATACTGCACCCCAATGGCCTCAATGTAATGGGATGGTGGAGCATTTGATCAAGACTATCAAACATGGCATTACCATACTTGTTGCAACACCAAAAAACATAGACTATTGGGATGAGCATCTGGCCAAGGTCATGTTTGGGTACAGATGCGAGATCCAAGCTAGTACCAAGTTTTCCCCTTTCATGATTTTGACTGGTCGCACACCACGTCTCAGGGCTGATAATTACTTGCATGCTTTAACTGCTGTGACTAATGATAATGTTGATGTTGAAGTTGTTGTAGCACAGTTTTTACAGAAAGTGAAGCTTATAACAAGCATCCATGAAAATGTCTTGCTCAATGTGGAACAAGCACAAAAGAAACAAAGGAAGACCTATGCTACTAAAAAAGGTAAGCAAACCTTTGAAGGTCTGGTTGTAGGAGAGACAATGGTTAAGATGAAGAAACCAGGAAAAAAAAGAGCTTTGACTACAAGCTAGGAAGGTCCATACCAATTCATTGGACATGCAGATGGGAAAGGAAACTTTGACTTTGAAGAAGGTAGCAAAACATGCATCATCAAGGATGCTGATGGACATCAGTGGGAAAGATCTCGTAGGGATCTTCAAATCTATCATGTTCAACAAGATTGAATGAAGCTAAAGGACTCAGTTTTTTAAGGAACGAAGGGGTTACAGATGTGACCAAACAGTAGGTCACCACACTAGTGTGAACACAACATGCCTTTAGGGTTTAGTTTTGTTTTACTGTTTTCATTAGCCATCACCTTTTTGCATTCTTGCAGCGAGAATTTTTCCATCACTGTTGCAAGGAATGCGTGGGTAGGCTATTCTGTTTGTTTGTATGTTATGGAGTACAGGAATCACACGACGTGATGGATGGTGGAGGAAGGAGCTACATTGAAGATGGTTTGGCGGAAGGGACGTCATGAGGAAGCATAAGAGGGAGTATGAGGAAGGAAGAAGGGGAGGTGTTTTTGGTTGTTGTTTTTGCTGA